CTGGAATTCAATTTTTCCAACGAGTGTTTCTAAATCAACTTCGACCCACGGTACGATGGTAATGCACCCACTGTCTCCAAATAGGTTAGTAAAGTTAGACTTGAGAAAGTTAAGTCTGCGACGCTGACCCAATGCACTTTCACCTTGTTTAAATTCTACAAGTGGAATGATATCAAAAATGTTAAGCACAGCATCGCCTGCAGATACGTTGTCTTTGCGATGTACTTGTTTCATTAAATCTTGAAATGAGTTACTCATGATCTCGCCATCGATTACATAGCTGCGACTAATTTCATCTAAGTGATCTTCAAGGTACTTTGTGATATGTGCAAAGTTTTCTAACACTTTGCCATTGCGTGTATATTGGGTAACAGTACGTGCTTCGTAATTAACTACAGTAAGACAGCGAACGCCATCTAGTTTCTTCTGCAGAATCTTAGTACCTGTGATTTTACTTTCATGATTCTGACTATCATGACTTAGCATACATTCAAACACAGGAACGGCGTACTGTGTCTTTTTTTGTTTTTTAGCAACTGTGTTAACAGTTTTCTCTGATACACCGCAACGTAAATCTTTAATAAGAATACGACGGTAGTAGTCGTTCCATTGCGCCTGTGTGGCCACACCCATTGCTAATAATACGGCATCACGAGCAGCATGACCGGTGAGTTCACGACGATATAGACTTTCGGCCAGTTGCTTAAAGTTTTCCCAACTTAGGCCTTGACCGTTGTTCTCTTCTTTAATAGGAACTTGTTTGACACCAAAAGTGTAAAGATTGTCAAGCGCCATACGAACGCCTTCAAAGAACTCGTCAAGTCCTTCATTCATAGCGTCTGCTAGAATAGCTTCTTTGGCTAAACGACTGTTATCTGCTTCAAGTTTTTGAATGATAACTTCTGGTTGTGTGCGCATCTGTGCCTCGCTCTGTTAACTACAATAACCATATTGTAGCATCAGTGCGAGGCATTGTCAACTTATTCTTCTGAGAATAGTTCGTTGGCTATGTTGGATTGTTTTTTCTTTTTACCAAACCCGCGATTGCCCATACCTGGGTGATTGGTTTTGTTATCAACAATGATGTTACCTGCACGTTCATTTGGAACAAAGAAATAGTCCATGATGCCTTTGACTTTGGCCCAAGTATCTGGAAGTTTGTCGCCCTTGAATGTGTAGATACTGTAGTTTCCAATTTGATTAATAAAGAAATCTGCAATATCTTGCGGAGTATAACTAAACTTTTTAGCCTGTGCTTCAACCATTTCTAGTTGAACTATTGGACGACATCTGCGTATAGTCTGTTCGCCGCCCTTAAGAACAGGAAACTCATATCCCTCAACGTCAACTTTTATAATGTCAACATTTTCAAAATTATATGAGTCTAGTGTATTAACTGTGACTGTATGCAATGTATAATTAGTCTTGTCTTTACGTCCTTCTGTAAGGATACAATTGTGCCCAGCATTATTCGGATGATGTTCCATTTGAAATGATCCAGGAACTTCGCCTAGTCCTACATTGTGTGTATGAATATTTCCTGTAATGGAAAGACTAGCAAATTGTCCATTAGATAGTTTGTACCAACCATCTGCATGATTAGGATCGTGAACTGTATTAACTGTCTTTGTATCCCAATAACGACCTTTTAGTTCTACATGTTTATTGAGATTGATATTTTCTAACGCCATTTGATAGGTATCGGGAAATGGTTCAAACCCGTGAACGTCCTGCGCCCATGTAGCATATTCCATTGTATTGTTTGCAACGTTCATGCCTACATCAATAATTGTGCGAGCGTTAGGAATTACATTTCTTAAGAATTTAAGATTGCGTCCCTGATAAGGACCGTTTTCTCTAGCAAAACGCTGCACATAAAGGGCATCTCCTTTGGTTACCCAATAGAGTCTGCCCATACGATTATGTATTAATTCTTTAGTTGGATCGTTTGTTAAGTTGCCTAATGTTCTAAAATGATTGATGTCCCATTCATGCCATTGATAGTTTTTCATTATTTTTATTTCCTGTATATTTTGCCTTAGATGGTTTGTGAGTGTAATGCAATCGTTCGAGCTCGTGAAAGTCGTTGCTCACAAACACAGACAAGTCTTTAGGAATTTGGTGATAACTTTCTACTTTGTTGTAAAGAAAGTCAGTTGCCTCATTCATTAACTTGTTATGATAGTTATCATCTATTGTATCTAGATGGTTTAGAATCCGGCTAATAAAAGGATCTTCGCGTGTTTGAATCATAGCAATTTCAGCCATGGTCATGTTGTTGGCAGGAACAAAGCCTTTGTCATTTCGCCAACACAATACACTGGTATCCATTTTAGCATAACGCCAAAACGGACGATGATTAGTATTTTCGTGAGAGCCACTGTCATTACGTTCTTCATTCATAATAGTAGCAACAACAGTGTTGGCAAGGATCCATTTAGCAACATCAGTTGCCTTATTCATATTTTCGCTTAGGATAGCCTCTACTAGTTCTTCACGACGTTGACGATTTTGTACTGTATGTTCGCAGTGATAAAACTCGCTGAATCGTCCTTGTGGTTGACCGTTGATCATCATGTGGCTGAGAGCACGAGCACTGATAAAAATAGAACCCCAATTGCCTTCTGTAGATTTAAGACCGTAGGTATCTGCTGCTTGTCGCAGAGCATAATCTACGCTAGATGTATTTTGATTAGATACACCGTGCCAACCTTGGCCACTGATGTGTTCACGGTAGTAGGCATTGTCTCGTGCCTTATCCATATCGCCATTTAAAAGATTAATGACTTCTTTATAGCCATTAGTCATAACTAGAATACGGGCACAGATTCCCAGCAGTTTTTCTGCAACAAGTTTTGGATCTGCTTTAAGACGTTTTTCTAAGTTCATTTAGAATCTCATTAGTTACTATAAAATACATTATAGCATCTAATGAGATTTTTGTCAAACACCCAAATAATCAGCCCAACTTGGATGACGTAAATTGAATCCTTTGACTCTACGTTTCTCAGCCAATTCCCAGTAATCTGGTTTATAGGGTGTAGTTTTTGGTTTGTGCTTGCCTACATGAGCAGCCTTGCGATAGTTGCAGGATTTACATGCTGTAGTTAGATTTAACCAAGAGCTTGTACCACCATGACTAATTGGATGCACGTGATCTAATGTGGCTGTTTGTTCATTCACATCAGTTCCGCAGTATTGACAAGTATAACGATCTCGTAAGAATACGTTTCGTTTGGTTAAACGAACGATATGCTTTTTCTTGTAGTACTCGTTTAATAGTAGTACAGCAGGCACACGAGTTTCCCAACGTGCAGATCTTACGATCCAATCGTCGTGCCAATCTAATACTCTGGCTTTTTCCAAAACCATGTAGCGGATAGCTTCTTGCCAATCGCAGGTAGACAACGGTAAAAGACTTACCGGCTGAGCATCTGCGTTTAATATTAATGTATCTGACATGTTGTTTTGAATGGTTACAAACGTTATTTAAGTCTTAAAATATACATTCTTTTTGCTTGACTTGCAAGATGATTTTGCATAAAATAAACAAATGAAGCGTATCTTAATTACAGGGGCGGCCGGGTTCTTGGGTAGAAATTTAACCCATTATCTCAAAGACAAGTACGAATTAGTTTTAGTAGACCAAGACCCAGAACACTGGACTAACTTTCAGTTAGAACCGCATGACTCAAATATTAGAATTGAAGTAGCAGATCTTCACGAAGACCTGTTTATATATGTTGCTCTGTTGCAGGATGTAGACGCTGTTATTCATTGTGCCAATAGAGCAAGAATTGATCCTAGCTGGTTAGAGTATCAACAATATTATCAAACTAACATTGGCGACACTCAAAAGTTTTTTCAATTGTGTCAAGAACACAATATTAAAAAGTTTATCTATATCAGTTCTAGTTCAGTCTATGGTAACAATGGACAAGAAATACAAACAGAAGATGGTCAGTTAAATCCCAGCAGTCCATACGCAGTCAGCAAATTGGCAGCAGAATGGGCACTTCGTGTTCAAAGTCAAAAGGCATGGATAACTGAATTAATTATTGCAAGACCATTTACCATGTATGGTGCATATATGGATTACAGTGACCGTGCTTTAATGATACCAAGATACATGAAGTCTTTGGTAGATGGACATCCTTTATTTTTACACGGTGATGGTGCCCAACGTAGAGACTTTGTTCATGCATCTGATGCAGTTCAAGCTATAGAACTGTTAATAGAAAAAGGACAGCGCGATGAGATTTATAATATTGGATCAGGAACATCGACAAGTGTTAAAGAAATAGCAGATGTTGTAAGCATGAAACAGATTAAGGTTCCTGATAGATTAGGACAGGTCAAGTCTACTCTAGCAGATATATCAAAGTTACAGCAGTTAGGTTATGTACCAAAAGTAAATGTAATTAATTGGATTACCAATCAAGTTGAACAATTTAACAAAAGGAAACAAAATGAGTCTAGTACCAGTAGTAGTTGAGTCTACCAGCAAAGGTGAGCGTGCCTATGATATCTATAGTCGTTTGCTCAAAGAGCGTATTGTCATGCTCAACGGCCCAGTTGAAGACATGATGAGTAATTTAATTGTAGCTCAAATATTATTCTTAGAATCGGAAGATCCTAAGAAAGAAATCAATCTTTTTATTAACAGTCCCGGAGGAGTTGTAACAGCAGGCATGGCTATCTACGATGTTATGCAATTTGTTAAATGCGATATTGCTACCTATGTTATGGGACAGGCCTGTTCAATGGGTAGTTTGTTAGCACAGTCAGGAGCACCGGGTAAACGTTTTATGTTACCTAATGCTCGTCATATGATTCATCAACCTTCGGGAGGTGCAAGAGGTCAAGCCACTGACATGCAGATTCAAGTTGAAGAAATCTTAAAGATGAAAAAAGAACTTACTGGAATCTATGTTAAACATAACAGCAAAGGCAAAACATTTGAACAGCTAACAGCTGACATGGAACGTGATAAGTTTATGTCAGCACAAGAAGCTCTTGACTACGGATTAATTGATAAGATTATTGATAAACGTCCTTAAGAGCAGTTATCAAATTACTCATCATTGAGTCATCATGAAACGGAGTAGGTGCGAAACGTAACCGCTCCGTTCCCACATCAACCGTAGGATAGTTAATGGCCTGCACATAAATGTTAAATTCATCTAACAATTTATCACTCATTTTTTTAGCACGTTTAGCATCACCAACTAACAACGGAACAATATGAGTAGTAGAGCAGGTCATTAAGGGCAGTTCATTTTCTTTAAACAGTTGTTTGAGTTTACCAGCTCTTTCTTGATGTTTAACACGAACTTCGTTATGATCCTTAAGCCATTTAACTGCTGCCAGTGCACCTGCACAGGCCACTGGCGACATTGAAGTTGTAAAGATAAATCCTGCTGCCACTGAACGAATAGCATCAACGACATCAGCATCGGCAGCAATATAACCACCTTGGACTCCAAACGCCTTGCCTAGGGTTCCATTGATTATATCAATCCTAGACTCTAGTCCGAGTTCTTCTACTTTTCCACCTCCGTGGGTTCCGTAGAGTCCTACCGCATGTACTTCGTCGATGTAAGTGATAGCATTGTATTTGTCTGCTAGGTCACAAATCTCTTTAATCAGTCCAACGTCGCCATCCATTGAGTAAACTGATTCAAACACAATACAGGGTATCTGTCCTGATATGGTTACATTGGCTAACTTATCTTCTAGGTCTTGTAGATCATTGTGTTTGAAAATACTCTTGCTGGCTTTGCTGTGACTAATACCTACAATTAAACTGTTATGATTATTAGCATCACTGATAAAATGTATGTTAGGAATAATCTTTGATAATGCTATCAAAGTCCATTCGTTGGCCACATAAGCTGAGCTGAACAATAACGCTTTACTCTTATTATGCAGCATGGCTAGTTCATGTTCCAAGGCCACATGATAGTGACTGTGTCCGCCAATATTGCGTGTACCTCCTGAACCTGCTCCTGTTTGATCTAAGGCTGTGTGCATAGCATCCAGAACTACTTTGTGTTGACCCATACCTAGATAATCGTTTGAGCACCAATTTACTATGGTTTTGATATTATACGGGCCGTACCAAATTGCTCGTGGAAATTGCCCTCGTTCACGCACAATGTCGTTAAACACACGATATTTGCCCGTGTCCTTGAGATCTAGGATAAGTTTTTTAAAAGGTTCTTTGTTAATCATAGTCCCATATTTACCGCTAAATATTTGATCGGAGATTTGGAATGGATATTGTAAAATTAGACGTGCCTTTGTTTATAAGGCTTTTAGAACTAGCCCGTGAAGATGTAAAACAAGATGCAGATCTGCATGATATAGCAGAAGCAGTTATTAAACTAAGTCAGGACGGACCTGTTACAATGGCAGATTACGATACTATTGTATCCTTTATGAAAGGGCAGGGAGATCCAGCTCCGGAAAAACCTGCAGAATCTTTTGATGAATTAAACAGAATTAGAAAACTTGGAGGTCTATAATGGCCAATATTACTATTTCTGTTCAGAGTTTTTTAAATTCAGCTAACAATCTAAGTATTACTATTGACGATGGTCAAACTGTGGCTCAATTAAAAACTGCTGTCAATGCAGCAGAAGGTACCCCAGTAGACATAATGGATTTATTTTTAAGTGGAACAAAATTAACTGACGCCACAACACTAGTGGCTAGTGGAATGATTGCAGGATCTTACATAAAGACTTCTAATAATCTAACTCAGACCGGTCTTTGGACCAAACAACAAAGACAGGATTACAAATTGCAAATTGCTGCTTTAAGAAGAGCAGCAACTAGTCGTCGTTCAACATACGATATTAATGAATTACCGAATCCATATAACGGAAATGATACAGCTCCAGATGACGGAGCATCAACGCTGACCCTTGGTCGCCCTTGGAGTTAATTAATGGGCGTTCGTAATAAAAATTCAACAAACTACGTCCACGCAGACGAGCCCAATATTTTAAATCTCCATAAGGCTATGGAGTACAATGCTATTGGGCAACCTGTACTACGTGCCAACGTTAACCTAGTAGGCTCAGGCGAAGGTTCTGGAGTCAGTTCCAGCATAGACAGTAAAGGTCGTCTCAAAGTACAGACACAACAGACTATATTCTTCAACACATTCCAGTATGGTAAAGAAACTGATGTGTGGGATGAGAGCGCAGTCAACGGAGCCTCCGCAGTATTTGACACTTCATTTAGTCAAATACGCATGGAGGTGACAAATCAACTGGGATCCAAGGTCATACGACAAACCCGCAACGTTCAACGTTATACTCCAGGCCGCACACAGAGTGTGGCATTCGCTATTAGGTTAGATACACCAACAACTGGTATTCGTCGTAGGTTTGGTATGTTTGATGGCAATGATGGATTTTTCTTTGAGGACTGTGGAACTGTTGACCCTGACACAGGTGAGCCACAGTATGCCTGTGTGATTATCAACAGTGATGGTGCTACACCCACAGTGGAAAGAATATATCGTAAAGACTGGAACGGTGATAAACTAGATGGTAATGGTCCCAGTGGTTTCACAGCAAATCCTCAAGCACAGCAGTTAGTCATGATGGACTACGAATGGTATGGTGCTGGACAGGTATCCTTTATGTTTGTGATGAACGGCTTGCCCAGAGTTATACACACCTTTAACCACGGTAATAGACTACAGAGTCCTTGGGCGAAAACTCCATTCTTGCCCATCAGACTGGAGATAGAAAAT